TTCACAATGAGACCAGGCTTGCCATTGATTAGCCTTTGCATGGGCGCAGCCGATGCTTCCCGTCTAACCTTGAAGTCGTTACTATGTGTAGGCTGAGCTCTGAGCCCTAGCGTGCGTAAGTGGTCAAAGGCTGTTACCTCGTAAATCGCATCCCTTTGCATACCAGCCGGGTCACCCCAAAGCATAATCTGGCACTTAGGGAACCTGGCGTTCAGCTCAGCCAAGAGCTGCTGGCCAAAGCGTTCTAGTCCCATGTCGAAGGTTACGATCTCATGGACTATGACCCAGCGGCCATTGTTTAGCCTCTGGCCTATGACTGCGGCTGGCGTCAATCCAAAGTCAAGCCCCACCTGGATTGGCAGGGCTGGATCGTACTCAACGTCGTCCACCATCATATTGTCGTCGTACTCTGGCCAGACTGGTCTGCCCTCTTGGACGTAGGTGTACTTGCCTTCGGCGTAGCACCGAATCCAGTCCAGGTTCTTACCCATGAGCATCTGCTGGTAGTAGCCTGCCGGAAGGTTGTCGATATTCTCAGCCTTGGGGTTTAGTTTCCACCATTTGCCAGACGCAAAGATATGGTCGTTGGCTTCTGGGTTATCTGGCAACTCCTCTGAGGAAACCTCGACAATCCCACCTGGCTGCTTAAAGAATGACCAGCCGTACTGCCCAGTCATCTTTTCTTTCTCGGACAGCCTAAACCACCAGTGGTCGTCATCCATTGGGTTGGTATCCATCCAGATACCGTGCCAGCTAGCGCCACCATCGCGCTTGGTTGGGTAGCGGCCAACCCGGTGAGTAAGACCGTCGATCACAGCCTTTGGTAGTTCTCTAGCCTCGTTGACCCAGGCTCCTGTCAGCTCCAAGGACAGAAGCTTGCGCACGTCCTTTGGCTGGTCTAGGGCTAGGAATATGACCTCCATGTCTATACCGGAGGCGTCTCCCCTGGATGGGAGCCGTATATGGTGGGTAATCGGCGGCGTCCAGAGCATCGGCCCGAAGGTGTTCTCTGGAAACAAATCAAGCCAAGTCTTGATTGTTGTGGTCTTGAGCATTGGGTACGAGTTACGTACCACAGCCCATCGCGAGTACCTTATTCCATCTATGGGACTAGGCTTTTGCTGTACTGCCTTCATCATAATCTTGGCAGCGCAGGCATACGACTTGCCTGATCCTACTGGCCCCATGAGTCCTTGAACAAACGAGTTAGACTCAATGAACTTATAGACTTCAGGCGACTTACTGAAGTTTAGGTTCAGTCCTGTTACGGGTAGTTCTTTGGAGCTACGCTCTTTAGTCTTAGCCATTTTTAGCCGCTAGGTAGAGTCCGACATTGCCAATGCTATAGCCAACAAAAGCAATACCAAGACCCACATTGCCGTGTCTAACAAGATCGAAAGCAACGATTGCATAGACGATTCCGATCACGGCTATTAGCCACGCCGCCATTCAAGCCACCCCGCTAGAACAATAACAAAAACCATTGTTAAAACAAACCATGCCACATTTTGAGCAAGTAGATGTTCCGGCATTTGCTTCTCCTTTGAATAGTTTTATTGCGTCCTTCCATGCGATTTCAGCGCACGCCTTCTCGTCCTCAGACCACTGGCGAGCATCTTGCCTTGAGCGCACCCAATCGTCAAAGTTAATCATCCAATCCTCCGTTTAGCTTTTTATATTCCATAAACCACAGGTCGCTATGATCCGTAGTCTGGTAGTTAGCAAAGCATGGCGTACCAATGGTGTAGTGGTAGAGCTTAGCGTACTCATTGATTGGATACTCTAGTACCAGCCAGTTCCAGGTAATAGGTATTTCCCCTATCTCTCCGTCGTGCAGCCAGCTAAAGCGATGCAGGAACGGGCCGTCTAGATGTTGGATCATCTCTGGCGTAAGGCTGCGGTTAGCTGAGTGTTCACAGTTCCACAGGATCAGGCTTGACCAGTTTTTTCTGGGGTAATCGTAGTTCTTATTTCCAAGATACTTGCTGGAGTGCATGGTTTGGTATTCGTGTTTGGCGACCATGACGGCGTACTTATCGTTACGCATTTCCCAGAGTCGGGCGATATCTTCACGGCAGACCATGTCCCCGTCTGCGAAGATGGCCCAACCACGGTAGCCCATGAGATGCGGTACGAGGAACCTTGAATAGATGAAGTCATTTGATCCGTCTCTCTTTCCGTCTGAGCCGTGAGCCACAAGCGGGGTAAACCGCACAGGCTGGCTAGTACGACTAATCACAGATTGGCAAAAGGTGTGATACGCCACCGCCTCTCGTTGGTCAAAGCCTACGACTAGGTCGATCATTCTTTCACCTCCACGTCAACAGGTTCAGGCGCTTGTACGTTAATACCAATGACTGACGGTTTATCGTCCCCGTCGTCTGGGTTATCAAGAAGTCCAGACGCTTTTGCAAGTAGACGCAGCACGCCAACTTTGTCGTATAGTTCAACGTCCAGCGTCTGCGTACCATCCTTCTCACGCTTGACCCTGATATTTTTGATTGACTGCAAGGCGTGGTCAGGAATCTGACTTGACGCTTTAACCTTGACATTTCCGTCCTCGTCCCAAGTTAGGATATCTGTGATCTTGGTGTTGGCCATAGACAGCAACGAAAAGGCCACAGCCTCCCGGTTTTCAACAATGGTAGCCGAGCGTTCTAGCCGGCGGGAGATGGAGCGCACCCCACCCCAGCCATTTAGGCTTGGCACCTGCTCAGAGATACGCGACTTAGTTCTGGGCATTGCCACCCCACTGTTCTGCCATAGCGTCAGCAATACCTTGGAACGTCTTGTTTCTGATGCGCTCTCTTTCCTTTGGCGGGTTCTTGGCTGAGTCAGCATACCACTTAGACATCCGCTTGCCGCTTGGGAATACAACAAACTCACCTTTATCTACGATATTTGTTGGCCTCAGTAATGGCAATCCCTTGAGCCACAAACAAGTTGCTTTAGTGGTTTTATGGCCATATTCCCAAGGTTGAATAATTTGGTCTGGCTTACGGTAAATGTTAGACATAATCCCAATTGGGTTTTCAACCGCAATCATTGGTATTGGGGCGTTAGCAACTTTCAAAAAGAAATCAATGCCTTGCTGTTGCCTACCGTCAGCTCTTTTCTTTTCAAAGTGCTTTGCCCCTGATACGGCCAAATGAGTGCATGGAGGATGAGCCACCATCAGATCCCAGCCGTCACCAAGGATATCGGTTACGTCACCTTGGTAGTGTGGCCCAGGAACATCAGTCGGCAAAAGGTCGCAGCTCATAGCGTCATGCCCCATACGGATAAACGCATCCCTGACAGTCCCGCTAAATTCGCAAGCAATGAGGATCTTCATCAGAAGGGTATGTCGTCGTCTTGGAAGCCATTGGCCTTACCCTGGTTGTGAGCATCCTGTGGCGGGAAAGGTTGGTGCGCTGCGGAATAGACTTCCCCTTGTTGTACCGGGTTTCCAATCTTGACGGTAATGTAGGGTTTGCCATCCTTAGTCTTTTTGTTTGTAACGTCTAGCCAGTGGCTCTTGCCATCTGGGAGCATTACCTTGCCACGAAAGTCTGCGTGCCAGTCTGCTGTCTTTTTGTCGTTAGGGAAGGCAGAGCCTTGTCCTGGTTTCACTTCATATGCCATTGTTTTCTCCTCAAGGTGCTAGTTTTGATTCCCTAGCCGCAGCTAGGTATTCGTCTGCCTGCATCAGCTTGACCTTCTGGTCAGCCAAAGATTGTGCAACCTGGGGAACGGTAAACCCCCTCCTCAGCAATTGCAATACAAAGTCATGCAACAAGTCATTTACTGTCATACCACTCTCCTTAAAAAAGCTTTTCTTGACGCTGCGCAACATCAATTCGCTGGCAAGCAATATCAAAATACCTTGGTTCGCGTTCAATCCCAATGAACTTGCGGTTCATTTGGACTGCGGCAACTCCAGTTGTACCTGAACCCATAAATGGGTCTAGGATTGTCTGCGGCTTGGACTTGCATTTTTCAATGCACCACTCCATGAGCTTGACCGGCTTTTGAGTTGGGTGTTCTCTACCGGGCTCAGACCTAGCGTAATCAAAAACGCGCACCAATGCGTCCATGTTAGTCCAAGCTAACTCAGCCTCTGCCAAGGTAAACCCTCGTTCAGGTTTATTCCAAATCAGCCAACAACGTGACGGAGGCAATTCAAAATAATTCCCTCCCCAAACAACCGCGTCTTTCCCAAGTCCAATTATTTGGTTAATCAATTCTTGGCTTGGAGTAAAAGAGTCCCACTCGTTCCTCGTCTCGCTTTCTGTTTTTGCTTTTCCCCATCCATGCTTTCCGCTAAACCCACCCTTCCATGTGCTAGCAATCCCATACGGCGGGTCAGTCACCACGGCATCTACCCTGCCAAGCGTTGGTAAGACCTCAACACAGTCTCCAAGGTACAACGTAGCCAACCCTATCTCTCTTTTTTCTAAACTCATTAAAGCCTCTCTAAGCCTTTCAAACTACTCACCCTAGGCAAGGGTAGCACCCCACTCACACCAGCCTGTCCTAGGTACCTTAAAACGCTTACTATCAATATCGCCGTCTGCCAGACAAACCCCGTGGAAGGAAAACATGGGGAAAAATTGTGATACACACCCCTCGATACGGTGGGAGGGTGGGGGGAGGGAAGGTGCCTTCTCCACGGAAACCAAATCGCATCTGACCGCGACCCCCTGCTTTGCAATTGCCAATCCACCCCCATGTCCATGTCCTGCCATCAAACGGTCGTCTGCGAACGTGACACCCTAGCCAATCAGCCCTTCACATACCTCAGCCAGCCTCGTTGGCTCCTTCAACCCACGGCAGGCAGCCTCGAATCGGTCAGCCTTGCACCCAACCTGGCACAGCAGTTCAGCGAATCTGAGGTCAGTCTCGGTTGTCCTAACATATGTTTTTAATTCTTTACTTATGTTTTCATAAATACTTAAAACCTTATCTATACCTATGTTTTTCTGTGTTTTGACAACACCTGTGTTGTCTATGGTGTTGTCTATGATAGGGTTGTCATTGACAACCTGTGTGTTGTCTATGTGGGCTGTCTTTAGAGCTGGTTTTGCTCTCGGTTTCCTAGCCATGATGTCTGTAATCCTTTCTGGTTTGTTGTAGTGAAATCCATCCCTGCCAGCCAATCCTCCGAGCATCTCTCTGAGTCTCTTTCGGTTGGCTGCCATCTGTTCCTCTGTGAACTCTGGCTCTGGCTCTGTCATCTCTCTAGCCTCCTTCCTAATCTGTTCTGGTGGCCGGCTATCCTCTTTTGAGCTGGCAATAGATATCGCATCCTCGGTCTTGATCTCTGGGTCGTAGATGATCCTTGTAGTGTTTGCCTTCTCACCCCTGAAACCCTTTGAAACGATCTCTACATGGCCTCTGTCCCTGAGCTGCTTCATAGCCCTAGCCACCTGCTGCTTAGGCGCTTGTAGGTGGTCTGCAATCCTTTGCTGACCAACCCATGTGATCCCAGCTCGGTTGGCATACGAGCACAGCAACACCAACACCTTCATTGAGAACCCGTGCAGCTCTGTGTCTGTGGCTGCCCTCATTGGCACGACCGCAAACTTCCTCTGGTCTGGTGGCGCCACCTTCTCGACAATCTTGGGCCGCCTCTTTGGTAGCTTAAACTCGATCACTTTTGCTGGCTCTGCCATATTCTCAGCATCTCCTCTCGCAGCTCCTCTTTCGCTTCCAATCCTCTTTTCTCCCTTACGCCTTCTAGGTACTCAATCCTGGTGCGCTTGCTGCGCTTCTTCTTGAGCACCCAGAGCGCCTCATGGTAGCGCCGATAGTCCTCCGAGTACGTGCCAACCTCTCGCCCGTCTGGCAGGCGTACAAGCTTGGCTTCTGGGTGTACCTGGCCGCAGCCATAACACACCAGACGCTCATCTCTGGGTAAAACCGGAGCAATTTTTGACCTCAAGGCTCGTCGTCTTATCGTAGAACATACAATGCGGCCAACCGCCCCTGGCGATCAGGTTGTCGCAGTCGAGGCACGTTCTGCCATCCGCTTCTTGTGAGCCTCTACGCATTGCAGGCACTTCCACCGGCGCCTCTTTCCGTTGTCCATCATCTTCCATATTCCACCCTCCTTTGGTCTAGTCATCTGGCAATGGCTGCACCACTGCTTGCCCGTGATTTCAATCGTCTTTTTGGTGACGTACTTCTGGAGCTCATTGGCCATTTAATTCCACCATTTCATTTTCATTTCTTCGTAAGCCTTCCCGTCGAGCTCGTGCTTGACCTTGGCTAGCATCCTCTCAACCATGAGCAAGCGTGCGTCCAGGTTGTTTATTGCATCGCCGCATTTAATGAGAAGCGCCTCTGCCTCGTCTGCTCGGCTGGCCAGATAGACCAAGTATTCGTCCCCGTTGGGTGGTTGGCTCATAGATCCTCTCGCATGGCCTGGATGAACCATTTGGCAGGCACCACAGCTCGCCAGGGCTCACCATTGCGACGGAATACGACAACCGGCACGTCCTCGCGTACTTGGCCATCCTCGCCAATGTCCGCAGCTACCGTGCAGGACGCCTCGACCTGCTTGCACCACGCCTCGATGGCCAGCTTCTCGCGGCGCTTGACCTCAATCCTGAAACGCCCCACCTGGATATCGTCGCCACCGTCTCTGGCCTGCCCTAGCTTGCGCTTTACGACCTGGCCAAGCTCATTCGAGAGCATCTCGGCAAACTCTCGTTCACCTCTGGCGCCCTTATTCCTGCTCGTTTTCCCTGTCATTGTCTCTCTCTATGCTGTCCATTAAACAGATCTCAAGCTGCTTGATCCA